TAGTTTAATGTTTTGTAATGCTAACAATAATGTGTTTTAATACCTTCTAAATGCCTTCTAAATCCTTCTAGTTATTATGTTCTAATGCCTTCTAAATCCTTCTAGGTCTTGTTGTATAAGCCCGCAGTATACCATAAGACTCCGAAAAAGTCAAGCACCTTATAGGCGCTTCTAGGACTGGCACACGATACTATTGACAGGATTTTGTCAATACTTTATAAGAATGAAACTCCTAAGACTCATACATCTTATGAGTCTTGGGGGTATTTTGCTAGTTATTTGTAAGACTTATGAGACGCAGACCACACTGATAACTGGCACAGCGACTCATAAGACTCACCCAACCCATGCTAGATTTATAGGGCGGGAGGAGAGGGAAGATAATAAAACACTGAGAAGTATAAGAATTACATAAGAGTTTTATATCCCTATAGGGAAAAGTAATGGTTTTCCACAATTAGTTTTCCACAGGTTTATGAGGAAACTGAGTGTTTGCAAGGGTTTATAGAAATTGCCCTGTGGAAAACTATTATAAATCTGTGGAAAAACCTGTGGAAAACTTATGGAAAACTACTGTTCGTTCTTATAATTGGTCTTTGTAAGTATGAGAGAACGAATCAATTATCCCTGTGGATTATGAATTCGTTAGATCTGATAGACAATAACATATAATCATTCGTTCATTATAAACCCTATGAGAGTTCGTCCATTCTATTCTCACAGCCTTGTATGATTCGTGGTATATAAGCACTTGTATACTTCGTCATCATAACAGTTCTAATTCTTATACCTACCCAATAGTTTATATTTCATACCCCCCATAAGGTTTGCATTTCTATTGCGCCTGTGCTATACTATTCGTGTTACACAGTTCTAGACAGTAACTTGTAACGCCACTGATTATAAGGAATGCACCGCACAGTTCCTTATGTCTTCGTGCTATCAGTTGCTTATATAATCTCTTCGTCTTGACAGTTTATGATACCTACCCAATAGTTTATAATAATATCACATTGTATTAGTATAAACAATACACCATTCGTTGATATTATTATACCCTCCCAATACATTCGTTATTCTGTATATTCTATTATGAATATAAACTATTCGTAACTGTTCGTTTATTCTTATTATTCGTCATTGTTTAATTCTTATAGACAGTTATTTACGATTGATGGTATAAAGTATTATAAACCGATGCCCCCCGATATAATATTCAAAGGGTCCCTGTAATCTATACCGATCCGAAAGAGCACGAGAGATATAAGAACAAAATAAAAAATTTTCCGGTAAATTTTTATCACTACAAGGTTGTTATGAGTTATCCAGAGGGAACAATACGAGTAAACTCCCAAGGGCACAAATTTGTCAAAGAGAATGGGAAGTGGAATTATATAAAAAAACCTAAGAGGGACATCATAAAATCTAAGAAGGTGACTTATAATTATCCGGACGTAAAAATTCCGGATGGGATGAAAGAGACGCAATATCCTGGGTATTATATTACGATGGATGGGAGAGCATTTCGCAAACCAGGAAAGTATGATAGGACGGGGAAGTATGGGGAGATTGATGAAAATGGTTTAATCTATCTCAAACCTGCTTTCAGGGGGCATCCCAAATACCCAGAACATCAATATGAGTGTGTGAATATCTCAGTATATGATGAGAATGGGAAGTATAAACAAATTAAAAGATCAATACATCAGTTAGTTGCAGAGGCATTTGTTCCGAATCCATATAATCATACAGAGATTGATCATATTGATAGGAATAAGATTAATAATCATTATACAAATTTGAGATGGGTCAGTAGGTTTGAAAATGCTTCTGAACCGAATTCAAAATCTTATACAATTACAGATACAATTACTGGTAAAGTTTGGAAAGGAATTGGATTGAGAAATTGGGTATCTGAAAATTACGATTTAATTAAATCTCGGTGGAGAAAAAAGAATTGTAGATCAATTGAGGATATTTCAAATAGTCTTATAAAATCTCGTTGCTTAAACAATAAGGTATGGGGTTTCATTGTAGAATTTTAATATATAAAAGAAACTTGTAAAAAGATATGAAGTACGAATTTGATGATTATGAGAGAGATGTGTTGATTGACACTATTCAACACCGACTGGATACTGATAAGATTCTAGTTATCAATGATAGTTTAAGAGAAGACGTAGAGGATCTTTTAAGAAAGATAGAAGATTTATGAATACTTACAATATTTCAGTCAATGGTGTTGAAGTCATTGCTCAAATTCCGCAAGAAGATCTTCAGACAAATTTAAATCTTGTCAGAGGTCTTGTATGGACCTCTGGCGGAAGCGACAAGAATATTGAAGTTATTCTAAATAAACCTGAAACCCCCTTGCAATGATTGAGTTGCGGTGGTATAATACATTAGTTGAGGCATTAATTTTTTATGACCCGTGGATTTACAGTAAAATCAAAGACACCTGCTCCGAGTGAGAATTCTGATGAATTTGATCTTCAAAGAGCACGAGAAATAATTCAAGGAAAAACTGTAGTTTTTTGTCTTCCTGGTAGAGGATGTTCATATACTTTCCTGAAGAGTTTTGTTCAATTATGTTTTGATCTTGTACAAGCAGGTGCAAGTATTCAAATTTCACAAGATTATAGTTCAATGGTAAACTTTGCACGATGCAAAGTATTAGGTGCGAATGTTCTCAGAGGACCAAAGCAAAAGCCTTGGGATGGTAAACTCAATTATGATTATCAACTCTGGATTGATAACGATATTGTGTTTGATACTGAGAAGTTCTATCGTCTCGTAGCAATGGATAAAGATATTGCTGCTGGTTGGTATTGCACTGAAGATGGTCGCACTACATCAGTTGCTCATCGGTTGGATGAAGAAGACTTCCGAGGTAATGGTGGAGCGATGAATCACGAAACTTTAGATACAATGAGCAAGCGTCGCAAACCATTCACAGTTGATTATACTGGATTTGGATGGGTTCTAATTAAGAATGGAGTCTTTGAGTCTCTTGAATATCCTTGGTTTGCTCCAAAGATGCAAGTATTTGAATCTGGAGAGGTACAAGATATGTGTGGCGAAGATGTCTCATTCTGTCTAGATGCAAAAGATATGGGATATGAGATTTGGTGCGATCCTAAGATTCGCGTTGGTCACGAAAAAACCCGTATTATTTGATTTTCTCAAAAGCACTTATAAACCTTATGAGTGCTTTTTAATCTTTTTAGATCATTATAAAACCGTTATTTAAGGAATTTGAGAATTATGGCAGCAAAAAACCGTAAAGAAATGCAAGTTGAGAGTATTCCTAAACTGACTCGTCAAGGAGCAAGTAAGAATACAAAATATTCAGCAACAAGTCGCAATAAAGCACGTAAGAAGTACAGAGGTCAAGGAAAATAAAAGATGTACCACTTAGATGTCAATAGTGAGTGGGATTCAATTCATTATGACGATCTGTGGATTTATAATAAATTACAATTAAGTCGGGTTTTAGGGTATTCTTGTGGTCCTGTTGGGACTACCGTACCCAAACCCGACTTTTATATTGTCCGTCCGTGTATTAATTTCCTTGGAATGGGGCGTTATGCACGGATAGAATGGATAGAAAACATCACAGAACACTTATATCCTTCAGATTTTTGGTGTGAAGTGTTCTCAGGAGAGCATTTAAGTGTTGATTTTTATCATCAAGAGCCAAAATTGGTTGTTTTAGGTACTAGAGATTCTAATGATCCTCTTTATAAGTGGAAAAAATGGGAAAAAATTAATAAAAAAGTAGATTTTCCTTCAATTTTAACCAATTTACGTGGAAAGTACGATTGGATTAACTGTGAATTTGTAGATGGAAATTTAATTGAAGTTCACATTCGTCAAAATCCTAACTTTAGGTACAACAATGATGTTGCTATTCCAATTTGGGAAGATGATAATGGAAAAAAATGCTCAGAATTAAGTTATATTGAGGACTCTGACTATAAGAGAAAAGGGTTTTTCATCAAATAAATAACTTGTTTGCGATATTTTGGGGGGTTTGGGATTGGAAAAGTTTTCAATGGGCAATCACCTTCTTTTAGAGGTGTATGGAGTTGATTATTTGCTCCTAAATGATGCACTTAACCTTGAAAGAGTTATGAAACAAGGGATTGAACGTGCTGGGATGACTATTTTGAACGTTTTTCGGTATTGTTTTTACCCTCAAGGATGTACAATAGTCATAGCACTGTCTGAAAGTCACGTTTCTTGCCATACTTGGCCAGAGGAAGGGTGCATTGCGATTGATGTTTATACTTGCGGACCAGGAAATCCTAAATTAATTGCATTAGAGATGTTAAAATACTTAAATTCCGACAATTATAATTTACGGCACGTTTTACGTTAAATACTTTTTAGGAGATAGCAACCTCCTTCCAAAAAAGTTCTGTTTTTTTACAAAAACAGGAGCTAAAATGTCCAATTTACCAGTAGATAGAGACCAAAATTACATGTATCAGATGTGGGGGACTAAAAAATTAGTCACAGATTACCAAAATGACCCACAAAAAAGAGTTATTCAAGAAATTATGCACGATAGTGCCCCAAAACACAATTTAAAAAAGCAAACTGAGTTACATGAGCGCATTCGTAACGATGAAGATTACGATGATTGGGAGTATGGAACTGAACCAACTTACGGGAAGTTCATTTAAAACTCTTATAGATATATTAAATACCTAAAATATGAATGGCACTCAAGATTTCCAGGAGTTTTAAAGACATTAGTTTGTCTTTTTCTAGACATCCTGTAACTAATGATATCATTCCTATCAAGAATGAAGATGCCATTAAGAGGTCTGTCATAAATTTGGTAAGAACTCGTGTTGGGGAGAGATTTTTTAACCCCTTAATTGGATCTTCTGTTGAAAATTCTCTCTTTGAAAATCAAGATGAATCGCAAGCGATATTTATAACTCAACAAATTGAATCTACTCTTAAAAATTTTGAGCCAAGAATAAGTGTACGAAATGTTCTTGTTGAATTTCCAGAGGATACGAATGAAATGAACGTAAGAATTGATTATGACATTGTTGGACAGGGATTTCCCTCACAGAATATAGAGTTTTTACTACTACCATCTAGAATATAATGTCTTTCAATCAGTTCACAAATTTAGATTTTAGTGATTTAAGATCTCAGATAAAAGATTATCTGAGATCCAATAGCAATTTTACTGATTTTGACTTTGAGGGATCTAATTTTTCAACATTAATTGATGTTTTAGCTTATAATAGTTACATAACTGCCTATAATACCAATATGGCAGTTAATGAATCGTTTCTTGACAGTGCAACATTAAGAGAAAATGTAGTTTCTCTTGCCAGAAATATCGGATATGTTCCCAGATCAAAAAGAGCATCAAGAGCAAAAATCAACTTTACTGTAGACACGACAGGAAGGGACTCTAGAACTGTAGTATTAAAGGCAGGAGTCGTTGCTCTTGGTGCAGTTGAAGGAGGCAATTACATATTCTCACTACCAGAAGATAAGACAGTCCCTGTAGATAATGCTGGTTTAGCAACATTTTCTGGTGTTGAATTATTTGAAGGTGCATTTTTAAAGAAAAACTTTGTGATTGACAATTCACAACCCAACCAAAGATTTATTTTGCCCAATTCCAATATTGATACCTCCACAATTAGGGTTTATGCAGCAAATACAACTACTGAAGAATATAAGTTATACACTAACATCTTTGATCTTCAAAAGGAATCAAAGGTATTCTTAATACAAGAAATTGAAGATGAACAATATGAAATTCTTTTTGGTGATGACATTATCGGGAAAAAACCAATTAGTGGTACATCTATTACAGTTACTTACGTTACTACCAATGGCAAAGATGCAGATGGTGCTTCTAATTTCACGTTTTCTGGCGTTCTAAGGGACAATAATGATACTTTGGTAACATCGGGCGTTTCTCTTATAACAACCGTCCAGAGCGCCGAAAATGGGGATGATATTGAACCTATAGATTCAATCAAATATCTTGGACCAAGAGTTTATGCATCACAATATAGAGCAGTAACTGCGAATGACTATAAGGGTTTAATACCATATTTGTTCCCAAATGTTGATTCTGTTACTGCATATGGTGGAGATGAATTAGATCCACCAGAATATGGTAAAGTTTTCATATCAATAAAACCAAGAAGAGGAAAATATCTATCACAATTAACAAAAGAAACAATTAAAAAACAACTGAAGCAATATTCTGTTGCTGGAATTAAACCAGAGATTATTGACCTGAAGTATCTCTTCATTGAACTTGACGCTAATGTATATTATGACAAGAGTTCAACATCGGATGTTCTCAATTTACAATCAAATGTTATTAACACTTTAAAGTCTTACGGTGATTCTTATGAGATTAATAACTTTGGAGGAAGATTTAAATACAGTAAAGTTGTATCATTGATTGACAATACTAGTGACTCAATTACTTCCAATATAACAAAGATAAAAATTAGGAGAGATCTGCAACCTGCATATAACAAATTATGCACATATGAGATTTGTTTTGGTAATAAATTTTATGTCAAGAAGAACAATTTATCCGATGGTAGAGGATACAATATAAAATCATCAGGATTTACAATTGATGGTGTGGATGGAACAATTTATTTAAGTGATGTGCCAGTAACAGAGACTACAGGAACTATATTTTTCTTTAGGATTGAAAACAATGTACCTGCAATAGTAAAGAATAACGCGGGGGTTGTTAACTATAAGAAAGGAGAAATAATTCTTGATGTGGTTAATATTACCAGTTCAGTTAATCCTGATGGTATACAAATTCAAGCAGTTCCAGACTCAAATGATATTATTGCATTAAAGGATATATATTTAGAATTGAGTATGACAAATACTGTGGTAAATATGATAGAGGATACTATTACTTCTGGAGAGAACACCTCAGCAACGGATTATATAACAACATCTAGCTACGTAAACGGAGCATATACAAGATAAAATGTCAGAGATCAAAAGAGTAAAAATTCAAAATATCGTAGACTCACAAATTCCGGAATTTCTGAGCGATGAATCGCCACTTTTTAGAGAGTTTTTAGAACAATATTACATATCACAAGAACATCAGACTGGTACTGTAAATTTAGCAGAAAATTTACCTTTTTATAAGTCTATTGAGAATTTTAATAACGAGACATTTTTCACAAAAGTAATTCCTTGCGTTCTTACTGAACAAATAGTAGCATTTGATGATGAAATTTCGGTAAATCATACTATAGGATTTCCCTCAAAGTATGGCTTATTAAAAATTAACGATGAAATTATTACATACACCGGAAAAACAAACACAACTTTCACTGGTTGTATTCGTGGATTTAGTGGTATTGATAAGTTGAGTAGTGATTTGAATTCTGAAGTTTTAAGTTTTTCAACTACTTCTGCATCTTCTCATGCTAATTCTTCAGTGGTTGAAAATTTAAATTTAATTTTTTACGATAGACTCTTTACCAAATTCAAAAGTCAATTTATTCCCGGATTTGAAAATAGAACTTTTGCCGAAGGAATAAAGATTAAAAATATTCTGACTAGAGCAAGAGATTTTTACTCCTCAAAAGGAACCGATACCGCATTCAAATTGCTCTTTAGTATACTTTATGATAAAAAAATTAGTGTAATTAAACCCCAAGACTATTTGCTAAGGCCATCAGATAATAACTATATTGTTACTAAAAATGTTTTAGTTGAAAAGCTTTCTGGTGGAGACCCATTACAGTTAAATGGTAAGACTCTATATCAAGATATTGCTAACGCTACTACCGCAAGTGCTTCAATTTACAATGTAGAATTTAGACCATTAGATAATGTAAATTTATACGAGATATCATTGGATAGTGAATCATTTATTTCCAATTTTACTACAACCAAAACGACAAAGGTTTTAGAGGACGTTTCAATAGGTTCAAATTATATTTTTGTTGATTCTACTGTTGGTTTTCCAAATAGTGGGAAGCTTTTGATAAAATCCAAAGCACTAACAAATACATTTACTGTTGAATATGCTGATAAAAATATAAATCAATTTTTGGGGGTTACCGGGTTAAACTTTGATTTATCTTTTGATGACATAATTTTAGAAGATAATGTAGTATATTCGTTCCTTGATGATCAAAGTGAAATTAGATTCCGTCTTATTAATGTAATTGATGATGTAGATTACTCAAAAACTTCAAATCTTAGAGTGGGGGATAAAGTTGCATTATCTTCATTTGGTATAGATTTAAGTGAGGACCCCAAATTTAACAGTTGGATTTATAATGTTCCAACATATCACGAAATTAAAACAATAACTTCTCCATCCACATCGGTATGGAGGGTTGAATTTTATGATTCTATTAATTTTTACTACAATGAGTCTCTAAAGTTTCTAAATTTAGATGATGAAAACGATGTAATAAGAACAGCAACAGTAACAAATATCCTCTCAGACAATGTTATTGAGGTTGAATCCACTTTTAGTCTTTCTGGCAAAACCAGAGTAGAAAAAACCATTGCAAAAGCATCAAGCAATAAAAATAATTTCCCATCTATTTCAATATTACCCAGTAATGTACAAAATACTTACATTGACTCGGATAGAGAAAATTTCTACATTGCTGCCTCGGGACTACCATC